GATGACTTAACTGCCGACTTGATTGCACCCAAATGGGAGCCGAAGAATGGATATATCGTTGTTGAGTCAAAAGAGACAATCAAAAAAAGATTAACCCGCTCGCCAAACAAAGGTGATGCTGTTGTTTATTGGAATTGGGTAAGAAAGCAAAGAATAGCATCTACATTTGAATTTTTATAAAAGCATGAGGAAAATAAAATGGCTTATATCTCAGTAACAGAGCAAACGAACATAAAGGTAGATCTTGGAAGAGTTCTAGCAGATTCAAAACTCATTAAGGGCATCATTAACCGTGACCGTTCGAGCGTTGAAAAAAAAGAAATGGTGGACGGAGAAAAATACTACAAAATCAAGCATGATGTTTTGAATAAAGATTTTCGGGTTTACTACGTGCGGGGTGCGAAGAAAATAAGTTTGATAAAAGCCAATAACAAAGTGATCAGTCCGTTTTATAACGAACTGGTAGATCAAAAAGCCGATTACATACTTGGCAAGAAACCAACCATCGCGAATAAAAAAGAAAGTGATAAAAATAAATTAACCGAGCTCATCACAAGAAAATTTTTTAAGTTTCTGAAAAAATCTACAGTTGGGGCAAGTAATAAAGGCATTGAGTGGGGGCATGTTTTTGTTAATGAGAAAGGGGAGTTCGATTTTATAGTTATACCCGCAGAACAAATAATTCCCGATTACGACAGCAATTACAAAAACAAACTTCTATCAATCATGCGCTATTATTATGTGGACGCTCAAGACAGTAAAGGCAATCTTGTCCAACGCACCAAAGTGGAAATTTGGGACGATAAGCAAGTAACATTTTATATTGAAGACGAAAAGGGGGAATATATAAAAGATGGACTAGAACCCGAAAATCCTAGACCGCATTGGAGGGAGGTTCTAAAACAAAACAAGACTGTGGTTTCAAGCGACGCAAAAGATTGGGGAGAGGTTCCTTTCTTTCCATTGCTGAATAATGACATCAGCATTTCGGACTTGAGAAGAGTAAAAACGTTAAACGATCTTTACGATGTTGTCCTCTCCGGATTTGGAAATCAAATTGAAGATTTGAAAGAGATCCACGTTGTAATAAAAAATTACGCCGGGACGGATAATGAAGAACTTGTCCAAATGTTCAAGGAAAGTAATTTTATAAAAGTGTCCGGTGATGGAGGAGCTGAGCCGCTTGAGCTTACCATTCCGGTTGCAGCAAAAGAAAGTATTATGAAAATACTTAAAGAAAATATTTACATCGCCGGTCGTGGTGTCGATTACACCGGCTTAGCTCTTAACAATCCAACTAATCTTACGTTGAAATTCATGTTCGCACGATTGGATTTAAAAGCAGATGCAATTATTTCAAGCTTAGAAGAATATATTTTAAAGCTAATTGAATATTGGTACTTCTTTAATAATTCTGAATATAAAGAAGAAGATTTTGAAATCACGTTTAACAAATCGTTAATCATTAATGAAAGCGAGATTATCGCAGACGTAGCAAATTCAACTGACGTTTCAGAAAGGACCAGACTTGCTCATCATCCTTGGGTAGATGACGTTGATAAAGAGATCGAACAGAAAAGAAAAGAAGAAGCCGGCAATGTTAATTTAGAAAATGTGGTTGTATAAAATGAAAATTAATAATTCAGCGATTAAGCGTCTGTTAGATAGTTTGGACAAAAGGCAAAACGCACAACTCTCAGGAATCGAGCAAGAAATACTAAGACACTATAAACAAGCATTGCTCAATATACAATCCGAAATCACAAACATCTACATGATGAACGCTGATAAAATTGCCGAAAAGAAATTCACACTTTCACGCTTAAAAAATCTTAAACAGCAGATTAAAGAAAATATTGCTCAGCTATACTTAAAAGATGCTACGGTTATTAAAAATTCCCTCAGTGATTTTTACACTCAAAGTTATGAAGTGATCGGGCAAGGATTAAATGTCGGACTTAACTTAGATGTGATTGATGAAAGGCAAATTAAAGCAGCTGTAATGAATGATTACGGCAAGATAAAATGGAAAGATTGTGAACAAGCTAATATCAAACAGTTGATTGAAGAAGTGCGATCGGGAATTACTCAAGGTTTTGTCAATGGTAAAACTCTTCAACAGACATCTAAAGTTTTAATCGATAGGATGAATATCGGCGCAGGAAGAGCTGTTCGAATTGTACGAACTGAAACTCACAGAATACAAAATCAAGGAATGATTGATGGACTTGATACCACAAATAAATCCGCTAAACTTTTAGGGCTTGAAGTTGAAAAATTTTGGCAGCATAATAGCAGACGAGATCCTCGTAGCGAACATATAAAGATGGACGGACAGACAGCTGATGAAAAGGGAATGTTCCACTTTGTTAGCGGTGATAACGCCGGCAAGAAAACACCCGGACCTGGTTTAAGCGGAATTGCTGATGAAGATATTAATTGTGGTTGTACAATTGGGATTAGGATTAAAAATTTGTAATATTTCTTAAAAACCTCATTTCCCGCCTAAATTCTCAATAAAAAAGTGAAAATATTTTTATTTTTCTTGTCGATTTCCCTTGACATTGGTTAAGGCAGTGCTTATATTTACAACAGACATTATGATTGACTTTGTTAAACAAAAACAAGAGGAAAACAAAATGACAACAAGATATTTATTTCACTACGACACTCATATCGAAATTTCTCGCACGTCTACTCAATTATCCTTTTTGAAACAACCTCAATTTGTTTTAGAGCTGAACGATGTTGAAGATGCTACAAAGAAAATTTCAATTTATAATGAAAACACTACAGTAGTTTATCGCGGTAAAGAATATTCACGTTCTGAATTTATGAGCAGAATCGGAACAATTTTCAACAACTAAAAAGGAGCTATTAAAATGACTAACGCAGAAAAAAGACTCGAAGAAGCAAAACAAGATTTGCAAAATCTTATCCAACGATTTCCTGAACGCTATCGCCAGCATCGAGACGGAGACCAGCAACGTGATTTTAATGAAGCTGAACTTTCTGTCCGTGAATGGGAAGATGAAGTGAAAGCAGAATTGACAAATGGGGATTGCTAATGGCAAATAAAAAATTTTACACAAAAGAAGAATTTATGCGCATTGCCGAGATCAACAATAGGTCTCGGCTGCATCAAATAATTTCTGGTTATAATACGCATGGAAATTATATCCCCCCAAAATTAATCGAGGGGAAAGATTTTGTAAAAACTGAGTATATTTTTTTTGAATCCGCAATAAAAAAAATAAAAGAGGTATTTGAAAATAAAATAATGGAATAGTTATGGAAGAAGAATTAAAAGAACTTTTAGAAAACTTATATTTTGAAAGAGATACCACAGACAATGGACTTGAAGTTTTAAAAAACTTTTTTAAAGCTCATGAATGGAATAAATGTGAGAATGAAATGCCCACCGACAATTCTGAGGTATTTATTTGTAGGAACTACCTCAATGAAATTATAATCAGCATTGGATATTATGATGTTGATTCCGAATTATGGTCTGATCGCAGTTTGGGAATTATCTTGGACGTAACACATTGGAAGAAGATTATTAAACCTTAATCTCACAACCCGCTTCGGCGGGTTTTTTATTTTAAATCTTGCTACCTATCGAAATTCTATCCTAAAGAAATTAGGATGACAAGCTAAACTCCAGCAATTAGTTTCCTGCAAGAAAAAAATAAGCTTCTTTGGTATTTCTGAGCGACATCAGAAAAGACTGACACGCAGACACGACTGCGAAACCAAGTGAAATCAGAAAACAATTAATGGAGATACAAAATGGAATGGTTAAAACAATTACTCGGCGAAGAATTATTCAATCAGTTATTTCCGAAAGAATCGGAAGCTCTAAAAAAAATAACCGAGAAAGTCGGAGCGAAAAAATTTGTCGAAGACGACGGGAAATTAATTCCCAAAAATCGTTTTGATGAATTGACGACAAAGAAAACTGAAATTGAAAATCAACTTGCAAAAGCAAATGAAGATTTGAAGAAGGCGCAGGGTGATTATGATGGTTTGAAAGCCGAGAAAGAAGGAGGGAAGAAAACCGTTGACGAACAAATTTCTGCATTGAACAAAAAGATTGAAGAGCTCACAAACGGTATCTCTCAAAAAGATCAGCAGTTGCAATTATCGCAGAAACGTTCTGTTGTTGAAAGCGCACTGCGTTCTTTAAAAGCAAACGAAGATTATCTTCCAACATTGTTGAGGGAGTTTGAATTAAAACATCCTCTCGA